TGTGTTAACAGTTTTGATATAGTAAGCTGTACTACCTGTTAACCCACCGATTGATTGGCTTGGTGTAAATTTCATACCAACAACCATTTCATCAATCGAACTAACTGTAATGTTACCACTACCGTCAACTGCTGTGATGCTCATTGATTTTGTATCAGCTGAATCAAAATAACCATCACCGCCATTGTTAGTTAATGAATAACTTGTAATTGTGAATGATGTTAATGTGAATGTGGCGGCCGATGTAAATGTGCTACCTACCGCTGTCAATGCTGACGCACCCGATGTTGCGCCAGTCCATGTACCGCCAGAAGTTACTGAGTTAACTGTTGTAATAACGCCAGAACCGTTTGTTGTAACGTTCAATACTGCTGTACCACCGCCTTGAGCACTTGTACCAGTTACTGAAACTGTAAATGTACTTGATGCTGGATAACCTGTACCACCACTTGTTACGCTAGCCGCGGCCGCTGTTAATACTGCAACTGCTGTAGCTTGTACACCGTTAGCAAGTTGTGGACCAAAGATTGATAAACTTGGAGCACCAGATGTATAACCTGTTAGTGTACCGCCTGTTGCAAGACTTGTAATATTTGAACCACCAATGCCGGCATCAACTGCGGCAGAGCGGCTATATGTACCTGATGCTGACGCATTACGTGAGCCAAAGTACTTTTTATTAAGAGGACGTCCCATTTTGTTTTCTCCTTATGAAAAACACGGCGTTCTAGGCCGTACGCAGTTGGATTTCTGCATAAAACTCACCCCATGTGAGTTGTTACTATGTATTTATGCGTAGGTAACTCTTACACCTACTTGATCTATATAAGCTGTGTCTCTGTGAGGGTATATACTGTTGCTTTTAAAACTAATTACAACTCCAAATGTAGGATCACTAATGTTGGCCGCTGTAAGCCCAGTTGTGCCCCATAAATCTGCAGGACCGCCATATATATTAAAATCACCCACAGGTACTAGCGGAATATCGTTAGGACCTCCACCTGTATACATATTACTTTGTACAGGATTAATTAAACTGGCATAATTATTTCCAATAAGATTACCTCCCAGTGTTAATTGTATTACTAAATCTTCAATTCGTCCTGCACGTAATAGATTTAATTTAAATTCTATACCCTGTACTGCGGTTGCCTTCAATGGAATTTTTAAATTAGTCAGCCACAGTTGACTTGTATTACTAAGAAACTTTTCCATCCACATACCACTAATGGTATACAACGGTTGTTTGCTTGTTGCATAATTATTTTCTGATATAATCTTATTAAACTGCCAATCAATACTAGGAGTATTAATGATTTCATTTAATACATTAACATTTGTAACTGTTTGCGGATTATAAAATTGTGTGGTAGTCATCATATATTTACCGAAAAAAAAGTCCACCGAAGTGGACTTTTTAATTTACTAATTAACCTCTTGGTTATCAGATTAGCTGAACTTAACGTTAGCGGCAGTGATAGCAACTAGACCTAAATAGTCAGCGGCGTTACCTAGAGATGATGCAGTGTTTGACAACTCAACATAACCATAACGTGTCATGAATGAAACGACTGGTTCAAATGTTGATGGGTCAAGAACAACACCAGAACTCATTAAAGGAATATATGGGCAATAGAATGCAGGAGCATCTGATTCACTTGCACCTTTGTATCCGATAAGGATTGGTGTAGCATCTTGTGCGTAGCTGTTAACATACACTTTCATTGCATTGTTTAATGTACCAACAAACTTAGTGTTTGTAGGTGCTTCAAATGTACCTTCTGTTGTACGAGCAAAAGCTGAAGTAGTAGCAGATTGTAGAATTGTTAATGCAAATGGGCTTACAACAGCATAGTTACCAGCACCACGACGTGTTCTTTGAGCGATCAAGTTGCTTACGCGATTGATCTGAACAGCTAGAGCGGCATGCTCGTCACCTACGAATGTTGCAGTACCAGAAACTTGTGACTGATCAAAAGTTTGTGTTGCAGTACCAGCTAAAGAAATCAATGAAGAAATAATTTCTTGGTCGATTTCAGCTGTAATTTCTTGTGCTAAAGCAGCCATTACTTCTGCTTCAACGTCGATACCTTGTTGTGCTTGAGCATCTTGTGCTGACTCAAATGTCCAACGAGCTGATAGCTTGCGGGTTTTTGCTTCAACAGTTTGCTTCAAGATTTGAATACTTAAACGGTTACCAGCAACACCTTCTAAAGTAGCTGTTGAAGCTGCCTTAGCAAAAGCGTCGTTAGCGTTACCAGAATAAGAACTAGCAATCTTGAATGGGCTCAATGCCTCTTCACCAGCTAGTACGTTAGCACCAGTTGATGTATCACTATAACGCACACGCAATGTGTGGATCTGTCCTACTGGACCAGTCATTGGTTGTACACCTACTAATTCGTTAGCAATAACGGTAGGCATAACGCGGCGGATTACTGGAAGAATCACGCGATTTAAAGTTGCAACGTTACCAGCAGAAGTGGCACCAGCAGTTGGAGATTCCATCAAATACTTGCGAGTATTCTCTAGGGTTACACCCATTACTGATTTTTTTGTGCCTTGTAAGCCTTCTAATAGGGCTTCCTTAGTTTCTGCCCAACGTCCTGTTAATAGTTCTGACATTTAAATTTCTCCTTAAAATTTTAGTCCAGCAAGTCTACGAATGTCAACAATATTGCTACTGTCACCATCTAACCCACTGCTATTTTGGTTGTTGGAAATCTTATTTCCGGTTATTTCTTTAGCCTCTACTAGTGCCTGTTTCTTCTGCGGAGTCTTGCTAACATTACCATTGATAACGCTTGGCAAGTACTTTTCAAAACTTTCGTTTAGACGTTCTGTTTTCACAGACTCCATCAACTCGCTCATGATTTGCTTTTGCTCACTGTTAAGTGGCGCCAACAATTCACTCATGATTTCTTTTCTTTCTTTAGCTTCTTTCAAAGCACGGATCTCTGCATCTTTACTTTCTAGGATTTGCTCAGCTTGTACGACTGCCTTAGCGGCCTCTTGCATAGCTTGATCTTTCAGGTCTATAACCTTGAGTAATTTAGATGTTTCCGATTTTTCATTTAGGTAAGACGCTTGATATTCGTGAGCAAAAGCTTCAAATAACTTGCGACCAAAATCTGCACGACGAGCTGTTTCGATGTCTTCTTTTAATGATGTAATTTCAGAACGTAGTCCTTCGCTTACAACACCTTGAACCATCTTAGCGGCACGAGTTACAAATTGCTCTTTTACCTTCTTGATTTCTTGTCGACCTTCACGGATTAAGCGAACTTTAGTTTCTGCTAAATCCTTCTTGTCTTGACCAAACTCTGTAATTTCTTGAGCTAGAGCCTCAACTACAAATTGTTCTAACACGCCAAACTTATTTGCCATTCTTACTTGATCTTCATGAAGTTCACGAACTTCTTGAGCTAGTTGACGAGTAACGAATTCCTTCATCATCTCAGCATCTTTCTTCATCTTCTTAGCATACTTGACTTTCATCTCAGCTAGTTGATTGCGATCATCGGCAAATTCTACGATTTCAACAGCTAGTTGATCAGTGATCATACGATCAATTGCTTCAACCATTGTTGCTTTATCGTGTTCATATTTTTGTGCAAACTCTTCACGTAATTGTTGAGCGGCTGTTTCCTTAGCTTCGTTAACCTTAGCTTCGAACGCCTTCTCAATTGACTCTTTAATCTCTACAGAAATCACATTGTTTTCAAATAAACTTTTTAGTGCATCCAACATATGATTCTCCTTGTTATTGGAGTCTGCTTATTATTGCTAATAAGCTCTCTTTGAGATATTTCTGTGCCTTAGGATCCCCTTTCACCTCTTCCGCTATACGCAAGGCACTTAGACCACCGCGATTATTCATCAGGTGTTCATAAATTGGTGTGGGATATGCTCCAGGAGCACTAGGTTGAGCTACCATATCTACTGTGATAATCTCAAAATCTGATACTTCACCGGATCCGTCATCTTTGACGTTTCCGGATCCGCGACTTGAAACACCTAACTTGACTCCGCTTTCTAGCATCGTCTTGATTAGTTGTCCCATTGGTGTTGGAAGTATTTTCAACTTCCCGTAACCATTAGGACCGTCCATCCACATATTAACTATCATGTGTGACACACGGTCCAGGTTAATTTTTAGATCATCTGGATGATCCACTTCTCCGAGAACTGAATAACCGTTTTGAATCTGATCGTTAAGGGTCTTAACAGCCTTGCCAATCTCATTAACAGGGTAAACACGCTGGTTGGCGTTTTTAATACCGCCCTGGATGCAAATCCCGGACATGTACAAGTTTT